TATTTATTATTACAATGGAGGATTTATTGTAGATGAGATACTTTTTCAGAAGGGATTGAGTAATAAACAATTGGCGGATGTTATTCTTAATCAACCACAACAAACATTAGTTATCGCTGATAGTGCTGAGCCGAAGAGTATAGACGAAATACGCAGTTTTGGTGTGAATATTCAATCAACCGTTAAAGGAAGTGATAGTGTACGCCAAGGGATACAAATGGTGCAAGAACAACGTATAAGCGTAACCAAGCGTTCGGTGAATATTATTAAGGAATATCGAAATTATCTATGGAAAGTGGATAAAGACGGTCGTGTGCTTAATGAGCCGGATCATTTATGGAGTCACAGTATGGATGCAATTCGATATGCTTTTTCTTCACTTGTCCCCATGATACAGCGTAGAGATTTTATAGCGAATATGCCAAGGTTTGCGCAAGAGAAAGAAAAACCTAATCCAGCACGATGAGTTTAAATGATACTGTTTGGTGTAAATTGGGGGTCTCTAAAATACATGGCATTGGTGTAATTGCCTTACGTGATATACCAAAAGGACAACGGCTCTATTGCAGTGTGGAACGTAATTTTGAGCCCTTAATAGGCATTCCTGATGATATCCTCCCAGAGATAAGGGAGATTATTCTGCAACGCTATCCTCTTGCGCGAGAAGGCGGTGAGTATTTGTCTCCAAACGACGACGCACGCCTTGTCTCGTTTATAAACCATTCTAGCTCACCAAATTACGACTGGAGGACCGATACTGCATTGGTGGAGATTAAGAGGGGGGATGAGATCACTGAAGACTATGGAAGATATACACAGTTTGATTGATTTATTAAATATGGTATAATAGATAGGAGTTTGATTTTATAGGGTGCTAGGAGGTTTTTGTGTATTCAGGAGACTATTCATTTAGTAATACAACGCCAGACGGCACACTAACACCTAGCGGCCTATGCGATTAAACGAATTGCCAAAACCTAAAAATAGAAAAGAGCGACGTGTTTTAAGAAATATGCGTAAGTTTGTTCAACGTAGACCAGACATAACTGTTCCTGAAGTAAAAAAAATATGACAAATCTCCTTGATAATAAAAAAAAACGCGGACGACCGAAAAAAGAAATTGTTTTAGTTGAATCAAAACAACCAGAGTTTTTTATTTCATTGAATTTTAGTGGTCAAATATTAGAAGGAAAGGGAGATACAATGCTTGAAGCATTACGATCAATTCCTCGTCCTCTTAAAATAAACAGTAAAGGAGTATTTACGATTTCACAAGGAAATAAGAGAAAAGAAATGTTATTTTATCCTCCACGACTGAAACGAGTATTTTTTCCCGCTTCACAGCCGGCGATAGCGAAGTATTTTTCAATAGGATTAAAGTAATGCACGATTACGCGATAACAAGAAAAAAAGAAATGGACGGACTTACGGTATTATTTATTGATACAAAAAAAGCGAAATGGTTCAGACACCCTTGGAAAGATTTAAACGAATATGGCAAAAGAAAGTTTGAAAATTTATTAGTGATGAAAAATTCTCGTCAGAAACTTAAAATAATTTATCAATGAGACAAATCGAATCATATAGTAATATTTTCGACTACATTCGTGCGCAGGAAACCGCGTACAAATTGCCTATCGAGCTCCAAGGAGGATGGCGATGGTCAATGAAAACACATCTTGATACCAGCTTTCTCTATACCAACTCGCAACTCATCACGGGGAAAGACGACTATAAGCCTGTCAAAAACATCACCCTTGCGAACCTTAATCTGCAACATCGTGCGGAGGATGTTGAGATGAAGGAAGTACAACTTTATGTGGACGATCCCGATAAGTTTCATCTGTCATTTCTTGTTAAGAAATACCACGATGATGTTTTTGTCCAAGAAAACGACATTGACACATTTTTTGATGAACTCAATGTAGAGCGTATTGACTACGGGGGAGGTCTGTCAAAAGAAACAGCAAAAGGACGTGAGGTTGTTCCACTTCAATCTATTTCATTCTGTGATCAGACAGATATTCTTTCGGGTTCAATAGGATTGAAACATTTTTATTCTCCTGACCAGCTCCTTGATATGGCTGATAAAGGTTGGGGGAATAAAGAAAAAGGTGCAACTGCAACACTTGAAGATGTTATAACCTTATCCCGTGCAGAGAAGAATGATAACAGCAATAGTGGGGTACTTACTAAAACCCCCGGACGGTATATTGAGGTGTACGAAGTCCACGGGAACATGCCGAAACTTTTTAGTGATAATACCGACACATCAGGTAAATATGAGACGCGTATTTTCATTGTCTGCTTTTACCAGAAGCCAAACAGTACCGAAGAAGCGGGGATAATTCTTTATTCTGCTGTTGAAACAGAGAGTCCGTTCATGCTTATCAAACGAGATCCTATCTTCGGACGTGGTTTGGGGCGTGGAGGTGCGGAAGAATTGTTTGATCCACAGGTATGGGTGAACTACGACATGATTCGTGAACAGAATATGCTTGACGCGGCGGCAGTCACACTTATGAAATCTACCGATCCTACTGTTGTGGCGAAACATCCGTCAGGGCTTAAAGGAATGAAGAATATGGAAGTGATTGATATTGCACTCAATACAGATATTTCACAGATTGACACATTCCCTCGCAATATGCGGCTGTTTGAAAATTCCGTGAACAAGTGGGAGGAACATGCACGAAACCTCAGTGCCGCACAAGACCCACTTCAAGGGAAAGAACCTGCTGCCGGTACGCCGTTTGCGTCTCTTCAAGTTCAAATCCAACAGGGGATGGGCTTGCATGAGTATCGTAGAGGTCAATTTGCAAAACATATAGAACAAATTTATAAAAAGACGTTTATTCCAAAGATACAAAAGGCGATAATCAATGGGGTGCGGTTTCTTTCCGAACTTACAATGGAGGAAATGCAGTTTGTTGTAGAAAAAATGGCGGTGGTCGAATGGAATAAGTATTGCGTGAACAAGGTTCTTGAAAAAGGAGAGTTCGTGGATGGGGAGAGAGAAGTATGGATGCAACAGTTCAAAGATGACTTTAGAAAGAAAGGTAATAAGCATTTTATTGAATTACTTAAGGGCGAGTTTAAGGATACTCCACTGTCCGTCAAAGTATCTGTTGCAGGAAAGAGCAAGAACCTCTCTGTGATGGCTGATAAGATAACGAATATCTTCCGTTTTGCATTTGCTAATCCTCAAGGGTTTGCTCAAGTAATGCAAATCCCTGGAATGGCTACGTCATTTAACGAGATGTTAGAATTTTCGGGGATGTCCCCCGCAGATTTTTCGGGAATTGAGAAACTTGCTATTGCGCAACCTGCTCCGCAACCTTCACCATTACAACCTAACCCCGCAATGGCGTAATATGAAATACGAATATAAACAACTTACAAATCTACCAGATTCTACTATTCAATTTATTGATGAAATAAACGACATGGCAAGAGATGGGTGGAGATTGGTAGCTTATTCAGTTTCAGATGGGGGTTATGAACAATGCTTAATGGAACGAGTAATATAATTACTATATGGACAAAAATATACTCTCACAGATCGCCAATAACCCTACCCTTTTCAATGCCTTGAAAGAAGTGATTGAAAAGCAGTTCTCTTTTGATGGGGTAAGTAATCAAATGACCAACGAGAATATCGGACAAGTAGTAAGGTCGAGGATAGATGGACTTATTTTGGTGCGCAACGCTTTTATTGAAATTGAACGGTATAAATCAGTTGAAGAGAAGCCACTAGAGAAGATGCCCGCTAGGTAGACAAATAGGTAGACAGATAAAAAAATGGTATAATTATTAACAAATTGAATATAGCACTACATCTTTGGGGAAGTTAGCTAGTTCCCTGAATCGCAAAGTAGTGCTTGTGCTTCAGAGAACTAACCGACTTCCGCAGAGGGGTCGGTTTTTAGCAACAACTAAACAAAAAAATGAATATAAAAACAATAAAAATAGGATTAGGCGTTGCGGTAATTACCATGATGGGGTTATTGATATTTGAAATAATGTCTTATCAAGCAAGACAAGTATCAGCATCAGCCCCATCGGGATTACCCGCAACAATGGCAACCACATCGACTGTTATTGTTGGACCGGGAAATTCAATGACTGCATTTGCCACAAGTTCTTGTTCCGCTCGCATCATCTCTACTGTAGCGCAACCCGTGATGCTTACATTTACTGATCTTGCGGGGCAATCTCCAACAGGAGTATTTGGGCACTTACAGGGAGCAAGTACGACGGTCGCGTATGACTCCGGTGTGTATGGATGTAATTTGGTGAGAGTTTATGGTTTTGTGGCAAGTACCACGATTACCATAAGCGAAAGTCGTTAATTATTAAGTAATAATATAATTATGTTGTCAGACAACAAAATGTCATCGCTTAGAGATAAGCATCGGGCAGAAGAAGAGGAACGGTTAATAAAATTAGAGAGAAAGGAAAAAGAGAAAAAGGTCGCTATTATTAAGAAAACAAAAAAAGAAAATGAATAACAAAATAATGATTGGAGGAGTTATTCTTGCTTTGGTGCTGTCTATTGTCAGTATCTTTGGCGGAGCGCTGTCAATAAAAGAGAAACCTATTGGTGCATCAGCGGGTCCCGAGAAAACAGAAACACAATATTTCCGTGCCGGATATACATTCGGTGGAAACTCTTGTTACGCCACATCAACAACGGCGGCGGTTGGAACACTTCCAAACATTTCAAATGATGTGAATTGTATTGACTACACCGTGAATGTTGCAGATGTTACCTTGACGCTTATGGCTTCAACAACCGCATGGATGCCACAGAAACAAAATGAAATGCGCTCTCTGTTTATCAGGAATGCTTCAACAACCGCGACTGCGGACATCGTAATTGCGGCCGGTACGGGTATTAACTTAAAACGAGCGACTTCTAGCGTCACTGTTCTTGGTGATACAGGGGCAGATAATTATGCACGCATTGATTTTGTGCGACAGGCAGATTCAGATGTGGACGCACTTGTTACATTGTTTATTGATTAGTTATTTGGTTCTCAAACCTTATCAACATTGAATCGCCGTTATAGTTCGGCATAAATAAAATTATTAGTGAGTTTTCAGTCTCAAACAAAACTGTTAATCAGTATCATTATGGTTGAAATTAAAAATGAAGAAGAAGAAGAAGTGGTAGAAGAATCTTTAGATCTTCCCAAAGTGGTTGAAGGCGAAGAAGACACTACCGACTGGAAGGCGGAAGCCCAGAAACTGCGTGATAAGGCGATTGCTCAACGTGAGCGAACTAAAACCCTCAAGCTAAAACTTGCGGATAAGGAAAAAGCCATTGAAGCGTTGGCGACTGGTTCTAAAAAGGCTGAACCTTCCAAAACAGGTGAATTAGATGAAACGCAACTCGACTATCTTGACCTTAAGGGAGTGAATGAAGCAGAAGACATAAAAGTCATTGAGGATATTGTCAAAAAGACGGGTATGACCGTGAGACAAGCTCTCAAAGACGACTATGTCCAAGCAAAACTCACTGCAAATAAAGGACAACGAGAAGTTAAAGATGCGACTCCAAGTGGAACGAAGCGTTCTGGGAATAGTGGAGGAACTGATATAGCGACAGCTATAGCAAAGTATGAACAAGCAAACTATGACCCTGCATCGCTTCCTGACAATTTTGCGCTCCGTTCTGCGGTGATCAACGCAATCACGGCAAAAACAGACCCAAATCGTCCAGCTTGGCAGCGGTAGTCTAAATTCACTTGGTTATTAACTAAGTGAAATATAAATGGCTAATCTAAACATCCAAATCTGGCAAGCGGCTTGGGAAAATAAAGTAGCCCAACGACTTGATAAAAGCCAGAACTGGAAAGAAGTGTGCGATGTTCATTATACTGACACACAAGCAACTAACTTTCCATTGATCTCTACAGCTAACGAACCAGCGGTAACTGCGGCGCAATTCGCATCTGCTGCTGGTCGTTCAGACCTCACGAAAGTTATCCCATTTATCGGCACAACTTATACGAACGAGACTCTTTCTGTGACAAACACAGACATTGATTCGGTCTATATGGACTATGCCGATCAAGCACAGTCAAAATATGCAGACTGGGCTACCTTGGGAGACCTTTTGGGAAAGAAAATCAATGAGCGAGTTGAAAGTGTTGTTTTGGCAAACCATGCGGCATGGACGGATTTCGGTGATACGGGAGCGGGAGTCCTCGGACTTGCTTCAACCGCAATCACTGTCTCAGCAACGAACATTGACGATATTGTTCGTGGAATCATTGAACAAATTATCACTGCAAACGGCTTCTCTCTATACAAACAGAATGGAGGCTTTATTGTATGGCGACCTGCCGACTGGACACTTTTGACTGCATTCATGCAGGCAAACGGTTTCTATCAGGCAGACCAAGCTCTTAAACAAGGCGGGGGCGATGTAGGGGGTGTGGAAATGGTGGGAGTTCCTTACATGGGACTTTATCACTATGTTTCTACCCTTTTCACCGCAAGTCACGTCATGGCAGGTGTACGCAAGACGCAGAAGCTCGGACTTTTGAACAAGACTTATGGAAAAACGTATGTGAACGAGATGCCTAGCTCATCGACAGCTGGATCTCTTTCAGGTACGCAGATTCATTCTCGCCTTGATTATGGTCTGTTTTTTCAGAAATGGGCTTGTTGGAAAAAGAATCAAGATAATATCCGCTTTGTAGTTTTGTTTTTCTTCCAAAAATTGTATGCAGTGTTGTATGACTGGAAGTGTCGGGGTTTCATCTTCT